TAAAGCTGCCGGACCAGCTGCTGGACTAGCAATGCTTGGGTACACTGCAGCTACAGGCGGAGACACTCTTAGAACAGCAATAGGGCTTCTAGGTGGCGCCGTAGGAGGTATAGGTGGAGCTATATTTACTGGTGGAGTAGGTGCAATGGCCGGAGGAATCGCCGGAGGGGTCATAGCTGACGAGATTTATTCTAAGGTTACTGGACAAGACTCACTGATTGACTTTAGGCCAATGGATACAACTAACAGAAAAGTGGTTCAGGCACCTTCTGTAGATACAAGAACAAACCTGGAAGAAAGATTTACATCTGGAGGGTAAATGAGAGGAATTAGCGACGTTCAGGACTACGTAAACCGAGCATCTGGCATCATTGGGCTGGCTCATTGGAAGATTGAGGTGTCAAAGCACCCGTGTGAGGAGGATAGCTGGGCCGATATCGAGGTCAGTCAGAACCTTTGGAACGCAACATTGCGTGTTTCAGCTGAGTTCTGGAGCCTAGACCCCCAGGAGAAGCGCCGAGTCATCGCCCACGAGCTGCTTCACGTCCACTATGCGGGCGCAGAGCGGGCCATTGAGGCCCTAGATGGGGTAATCGGCAAGGAAGCCTACGAGATCCTGGCTAATGTCTTCAATGTGGAGGTAGAACGTGCGGCAGATGCCCTATCTACCCCTGTTTCCAGGCTACTTCCAGTGATAGATGAGGTAAACTCTTGACAAAAGTGGATATATATGAGAGGTATTTAAGGGAGAACTATGGCTAGGCTGCGCTTTGGGCGACCAATCTCGCTTCGCTGGAACGGACTCCTCCTTGAGGGTCCGGCAAACACCGTGTTTGAGATCCCAGACGAGTACTACGAGGAGTTTAACGAGGACATTGGTCCGGTTGAGCCGACCCTTGTGTGGTTAGATAGCGACGAGGGAGCAACGCTCCGGTCCAGGGTCACTGCGCTAGAGGTTGGCGGTGGACCAGTTGGCCCAGCCGGCCCTACTGGACCAGCGGGTCCAACAGGTGCTACAGGTGCTACAGGTGCTACAGGTGCTACGGGCCCAGCCGGCCCAGCGGGTCCAACAGGTGCTACAGGTGCTACAGGTGCTACAGGCCCAGCCGGCCCAGCCGGCCCAACTGGCGATACGGGTGCAGCAGGCACTAACGGCACTAACGGCACTAACGGCACTAACGGAGCTACCGGCGCTACTGGCGCTACTGGAGCTACTGGAGCTACCGGGCCAGGAGTAGCTTCTGGAGGTACCGCCGGGCAGATCCTCACCAAAAACAGTGGCACTGATTACGACACGATTTGGGCAGCCGCAGGCGCCGCGGCCAACCACACGCACACATCGTTTGCAAATAACCTGCAAATCAATAAGGCAGATTCCAAAGTTCAGCTTCTGAACACCACATCTGGATCTGGAACCGAAGACGGCATGTACCTGCTTATGGCAGATACCGATGTTGGATATTTGTGGAACGCAGAGACCAACGGTGCTCTTGTGTTTGGCACAGGTGGTGCAGAACGAGCTCGTATTACTCCCGCTGGTAAGTTTGGTATTGGAACCAACTCACCATCGCACCAACTTGAGGTAGTTGGTCCAGCAAGCGTAACAGTTGGCGTTAGTGCTGGCGGGTCAGGATTTGCTGAGCTAGAACTTGTTGGACAAGCAGGAAAAAACTATATTACCTCTGACGATACGTTGTCATTTGATATTGGCGGAACAGAACGGGCAACTATTGCTACGACTGGTCTTGACGTAACATCTGGAACACTCTCACAGGGTGGCACAGCAGTAAGTCTTTCTAACCACTCCCACGGCGCACTCATGCCGACTGGAGCAATTACAATGTGGGCAACGGCAACTGCTCCTACGGGGTGGCTATTCCTTGACGGAGGAACGTACGCGCAGGCGACGTACCCAGCGCTTGCCGCAATCTTCGGCGTATCAAGTGGAAACTTTACTGTTCCAGATATGCGCGACCGATTTGTCGCCGGAGCTTCTACCGTTTCAGCACTGGCCAATAACTCTGGTACATTTGCTCCAAACACGGCAAACGCTACAGCCCATGATCACACAACCAACATTACCCACGACCATGCAGATACCTTTGGCGTCTCCACACACGGAGACCACACACACAACGTTGACCCAGCGGCTACTACTTCTGGTACTCCATCGAGTACTACAGGTATTTCATTTACCCCAGGGTCAGCTAGTTCTACGCTTGCAAGCTCTTCACACACACATTCAACCAACATTGCCTCCACTGCATCCGGATCAGAAAGCAGCAATCTAACCCATACTGTTACAGGTGGTGTAACTGCTCTTGGGGCAACATCCGTGACCTCCTCTAGCGCGGGTGGTACACTAACCCCTAAGTCTACGTTGCTAAACTTTATTATTAAGACCTGAGGTACAAGATGGAATTTGAAAGAGTAGAAGTTAGTTGTGAAACAGTTGGATGCCCGAACTTTGGTATCCCAGCAGACACGACCCTTAGACTAACTGAAGATGGGCAACTGCCGCACTTTGTCTGTGGTGTGTGCCAGCAAGACCTCATCCCAAATCCAGATGAAAATCCTGAGTAAGTGCGCAGTTTGCGCACATCCTCTAGTTGACGTAATCAACCGGAAGATGACGGAGGGAATCTCTGACCAGAAGGTGTCAGACTGGCTTAAGGTTGAGGGTAAGTACGTCAGCCGGATTACTCTAGGAAACCACAGACGACAGCACATGACAGTTGAGCATGTCAAGGCCAGGCAGGAACTAACTAAGAACATCCAGAGTGCTATCAGAACTGAGACCACAAATGGTGACTTGGCCAAGCTGGTGAGCACATACGTATATAAGATGGTCGAGAATGGGGACGTAATCCCAACTCTCTCTGAAGGGCTACGAGCCCAGGAGATGATGGATCGACGTAAGGAAAAGAACGCTGACCGTGAACTGGCCATCTCGATGGCTGGAATCCTAGGTGGCGGATATTTGGTAGAAGGTACAGCAATGGAGGTTACAGATGAGCAAGGAGCTTAAGGCAACCTTGGCGTCCTGGGGACGTTCGTTTCTAGCCGCATGCCTGGCACAGTTTCTTGTGATTGGTAGCGGTGCTTTCGACATCACTAAGGATGGCTGGAAGTCAGTCCTGGCTGCAGGCGTTGCAGCAGTAGCGCCTGTGGTTATCCGCTGGCTCAACCCAAAGGATAATGCCTTTGGGAATAAGGGAGAAGAATAATGGTAGAGAAGAAAGATAAGAAGGTTGGCGTTAAGGAATCCGCCAAGGTAGAGGTAACAGGCAAGGTATCTGGCAAGGGCAAGGCAGCTCTAAAGGCAGACCTGAATAAGCTTGTTGCGTTTACGCGAAGCAACAAGTTCAAGACAATGACTGGCAAGAAGCGCGTGTGGGCACAGATCGACAACTATCGCGTTGCCCTTGGCACACTAAAGCAAGGCAAGCGAAAGTCAATCAGCCAGAACAACCCAACAGGAACTACCACCTACGGCAAGGGTAAGACGAAGGTTGCCAAGGAGAAGGGCTTCTCAATTGACGCTGGACGAGGCGGTGGTGCAAAGTCAACACAGCGTCCTTCAGCAACAGGCAAGAAGCCTGGGGTTAAGACCCCTCCAACCGGACCATACGTAACAGGAGTTAAGCGAGAGCCTAATCGTCCATCTCCATATAGCACGTTTGAGGCCACGGTAACTGGTCGAGAGACCCCTATCCCTGGTAGCGAGTACACTAATCGACGTCCAGCAGCTCCTAAGCCAGGGGTAAAGAAGCCAGGTGGATACATGAATCGAGAGGGCGGTATGACCCGAAGGCGAAAGCCAAAGACTGGTGGCCGATAATGCCAGGCAAGAAGAAGATGCCAGCTTTCCTTATGGATATGTATGGCAAGAAGTCAAAGGCCAAAGGCAAGGTCAAGTCTCCAGTAAAGGGCAAGAAGCTCCCTAAGGGTGGAAAGACCCTTCGTGGAACTAACAAGTCCGGACAAAGGACTGCCGCTCAGCGTGGCTAAGACAGCCGCCTGGACCCGAAAAGAAGGGAAGAACCCAGCCGGTGGTCTGAATGCTAAGGGGCGTGCCAGCTATAAGGGCGGCACGCTCAAGGCTCCAGTTAAGTCTGGAGACAATCCGCGAAGGGCTTCGTTCCTGGCTCGCATGGGTAACATGCCCGGGCCAGAGCGGGACTCAAAGGGACGGCCCACGCGGTTACTGCTATCACTCCAGGCCTGGGGGGCGAGCAGCAAGGCAGATGCCAAAGCAAAGGCCAAGGCAATTAGCGCAAGGAATAAGGGGAAATAGCAATGGCTAAAATTTCGCCAGAAGGATACACCAAACCTAAGAAGCCTAAGAAGCCTGTAGGCCCTAAGAAGCCTGTAGCTGGTACTAAGCGTCCATACTCGTTTAAGCCTGTAAAGGCAAATACAAGGATTTCCGGTGGCATGTACGACACTTCCGTAGGTGCCAGGGCTAATCAGTTAAAGCCTGGAAGGCAAGGCGGAACTTCTGCAGTTGGTATTGGCGGCATGGTTAACTTTGCCCCTTGGCAGAAGCAGAAGTCTCGTTAATGAATCTTACTACTGAGATTGCTCAGGACCTAGCCAGGGGCAGGGCCGACATCGGTTTCTTCGCCTCTCGTTGGCTTGGGATCAATCTCAACCCTGGTCAGCTTGCTTGGCTCCAGGGGATGTCAGCCAGGGATGAGACGGGGTACAGGCCCAAGTACCTTACCACCGTCTGCTCCGCTGGCAACCGTGCGGGTAAGACGCTTGGAATGGCCGTGGGCATCCTGCACTCGGCCACATACAAGCTGGGGCTTCGCCCTGCGGAACTGAACAGTCAGTCTGACGCTGAGCGCTGGACTACGGAGCCCTATGAGTGGTACCACATCGGCATCCAGCAGGAGACTGCTGAGTTGGTGCATCGTGAGCTTTCTATGATTTTTCAAGGCTCACACCCAGCCCAACGCGGTAGGGGATGTCCGATTATTAAGGAGCTAGGTCCAGTATACATCTTTGACAAGAAGTACCGTGGAGAGTACCTGTGGATCAAGATCCACCCAGTATTTGGCGGGGCTAACATCCACTTCCGCACAACCCAGGACAAGGCTAAGGCCCTGCTTGGAAAGGACATGAATGGAATTTCATTCGACGAAGCCGCGTTTGAGCCTCACCTTCTGATGATCTATCAGGAGGTTCTCAACCTGCGCCGTCTATCTACAGGTGGCCAGCTGCACTTTATTGGCACGCCTACTGAGGGTATCAATGACTACGCTGACCTATGGGAGCTTGGCAACCCTAAGAACCCTAACAAGGACGACCAGTTCATGAGCTTCCGTCTGTCTACACGAGACAACGTAGGGTTTGGACTAAACTCGCAAACCTTTGAATCGATTGTTCGCCAGCAGGCTGAGTACCTGGTGCCGCAGAACATTGATGGCTTCTTCATCGAGGCACGAGATGCCTACTTCAACGCTGAGATGGTCGATGGGTGTTTTGTAGAGTTTGAAGACGAGCAGCCCCCTACCGCAAAGAGACGATACGCACAGGGAGTGGACCCAGGCATTTCTTCTGATGCAACCTGGGCCGTAACCCTTGACTACACTGAGCGCCAAATGATGGTAGGGGTTCGCTGCCGACGAAAGATTGGTAAGCAGACCATCCCTGGAATCATTAACATGGTACGAGAGGGTCACCTTCTGTACACTCAGGATGGAGCAACATGCACGACCATCGTTGACTCAACCGGATTCGGCGGCAAGCTATTCCGACAGGAGTTCAGCATCATCAAGCCACTACGAGACTACGACTTCGGGGGGACTAAGGCTAAGAAGCTAGAGCTCCTTGGAGACCTTAAGTCCGTTATTGACCGTGGACAGCTTAAGCTGCCTCGCACAGGTGTATGGATGGAGCTTCGACGACAGCTACTAGGCTACAAGCTAGCAGACAAGAATCTTTCAACAGACGCCGTGATGGCACTTGCCCTCTCGGTCAGGCACGCTACGCGCAATCCTTCCAACCCGGTTGAGAAGCCTGTGTTTAGCTACTTTGGGGAGTATGCATAATGGCAAAAGGTAAAGGTCTAAGGAAGCTACCAGGCTCTTTCGTAGATGGCAAGCCGCAGCCGTCTCTGTATACTACAGATGACACTCTGGCGACTCCTGAGCAGCTGCGGAATATTAAGAAGCACAACACAGAAGCTAGAGCCGCAGTAAAGGGTTCTAAGCCTAAGATCAATGTTCCTGGTGGATTCGTAAAGACTGAAATCCAGCAAGGGAATACAGATGCCCCAGATTATTCAATTGGCGCTATTAAGGCCGCTATTGGCAGGGCACGCAAGGAAATCCGTGGCGAGAAGGTGGAGATCGAGGTTAAGGGTGGATCTCTAAAGACTGTTCTTGAGCCAGCTAAGGTAAAGGTTAAGAAGTCAGCTCCTCTCAGAAGCGCAGTTGCAAATCGAAATGCAACAGTTGCAGGCAAGGGTAAGACGATTCCAAGCATGATCGTCTCAGGTGGAAAGATCTCCAGCAAGAAGATCTCGGCTGACTACTCTAAGATGACTAACCTTACCGATGCCCAGAAAAAGGCTCTCAGCATGGAAAAGCAGCGCCTTAATGCAATCGGAGAAAATGCTGAGGAAAACGAATACTTCGGGATTATCGGTGACGCCATCGTAAAGAAGCAGATGGTTGAGCCTGAGCAAAACCGAATGCGTGCCCTCTACCGAAGATACGACCACTACTTCCACCCTCAGACGTTTACCCTTGGAGGAGCAGACCACTGGGCAGAAGACCCAAGCGCACGTCTGTCAGGGCGCTCTCACGTCTCTGTAAACGTTCATTCATCATACGTACAGATTCCAGCATCTCTTCAGGCAGTTACACCTGTGGTTAACTATGTACCAACTGGGCCCACCCCGGAAGAGAGGTCGCAGGCAAGCCGACGCGAGCGAGTGTTCTATGCATGGTGGGACTCAAATGATATGGATCTACGCCTTGAAGAGGCGTGCTTGCTGAAGTCACTTTATGGAACAACAGCAGCAAAGATATACTGGGACCCAACTACTAAGATACCACGAGTACAGATTGTAGACACGCCTGAAAATCTTTACCTTGGGTACGGAACATCAGACTACAGCCGAATCGACTGGGCACTCTACAGCTACGGAATCTCTCCGCAGGCTGCTATAGAGGACTATGGTATCAACGTCATCCCTGTGAATGACGGCAACAAGTGGTACCCGTACACCTCTGCCAGCACGCACGATGACCCTATCGCCAGCATCTACCTGAACAGTTACCACCGTGATCCAATCCGGTATCAGACCGCCTATGATCAGATGAAGATAGAAGTCATGGACTATTGGTATAAGCACCCGACACAGCCAGGAAAGCCTCCGCTCGTGTGCAACGCAATCATTGTTGGAAACACAGTTGTAAAGAAGACTGAGCATCCTGAGTTCGAAGGTATCATCCCTTACATAATCCTACGAAATAGCATGATCCCAGGTAGCCCGTACGGCAAGCCTGAGCTATACGACATTGAGCAGTTGCTTCGAGAGAAGGACGAGAAGATTACCGCCCAGGCACAGATGATCCACTCTGTTGTCGGAGGACAGATGTGGCAGCTTGTGGGCGCAGAAGCTCCGGATGAGGTTCCTGCCAACGCTATCCCGAAGCCAAACCAGGTCGCTACCCCTGGGGCAGGTAACCGCATCGAATCTATTAACCCATTTATCCCACAGTTCCAGGTCGAGGATTACAATAAGCGTATTGACCGAGAGCTCGCAGTCGTGTCTGGTCTTAATGACCTTTTGCTAGGACTTGCTCCGTCAAGCGTTCTTGGGTCCAGCCGGGCTATCGCTCAGCTGATGGCGAACTACGAAGCGCGAATCAGCCCAAAGCGCAAGATACTTTACAGCTGGCTACAGAGCGTATGGGAAGTATGCGGTCGCGTTTGGGAGAACAAGGACCGTGCAGTCTCAACCATACTTGACGGAGAATACACCATAGGGATTACTCCTCCTGAGCTTACACCTAGAGACACAATTGAGCTTGCACAGACTGCAATCAACCTTGTTCAGAACCGGCTATGGTCTGCAGAGCGTGCAATGGATCGCATGGGCGTGAGTGACACCGAGGGCGAGAAGGAGCTGATCCGAGACGAACAGACTGACGCAACACTTAACCCAGCAGCAGTCCAGACAATGGGTACGTTGATTCAGATGTTTGCACAGCTACAGCAGCAGCCTCCGGCAGAGGCCCAGCAAATGGCCCAGGCCGGTCAGGCAAGCGCGATGGAGGCCATGGCAAGTCTCAACCCGCCACAGGGTGGCATGGAAATGCTTAATGCTCCTACGGATGGCGGAGTACCTCCAGAGGAATCCCTGCCTCAAAACGCGCAGGGTGGTGGAGCTGATCTAATGGCAATGCTACAGGGCGCCCAGGGCGGCGTACCAGTACAGGAAGGTGAATAAAGATGGCACGACGCGGTAGTTTCGGAAGATCCGGAGGGACACAAAACCTTACTATGCTTGTATACCAGCTGTTGAAGCAGCAGATGGATGACGAACTTGACGCCATACTAGAGTCCTATAGAACAAACATGAGAGCTGGACAATACAACTCTCAGTTCAATGGTCAGAACGTGGATGGCGAGTTTGTTATGGATTACTATCGCCAAATGCTTGCCGGATTTCCTCCTGGGTCCACTGAGTACGAGACTATAAACTCTAAGCTAAAGGCATTTGAGCAGCAGTACCAAGACGACGTCCAAAATCTTATAATTAACTCAATGAACAACGGAACGAAGATCGACTTTGGTCTGCTTGGTTCTGGGTTCTCCAACAAGGGAATATCAGAGGTTTCGTTGAGCGACATACGAGGTTGGTCAGAAGAAAGAATAGCAGCTCTCGAAGCAGACGGAAGAGCTACTGAGGCTGACGCGTTGCGAGGAACTGTCTACGTCGCCGGGTTCAATGTTGAGTTTGATGGCAAGAAGGCTGCATACACAAGGGGAGATATTAGCGCAGCTCAGATGGCCGACTGGCTTAAGGGCCAACTAAAGGATGCATTGGCACAAGGACTGACTAAGCAAAGCCAGGCCTACCGAGATATAAACATTGCAATGGCAGACTATCTCAAGACTGCAAAGACCGAGGGTCAAAACTCAAAATTTGAGGCATACCAGGAAAAGGTATTTGGCACCCTTGGAGAACTTGACAAAATTGCCGGTAAGATCCTAGAAAACTACAAAGGATCATATGACTACGCTATCCTTCAGGCAGGAGCCGCAGGAGATGAGAGGTTTGGATATACTCCCAACCTAGCAATATTGAACAAGCTTGCCGAGGGATTCAACAACGGTTCAATCCCTGGGGCATTTAGCGACATCATGGAATACTCCAACACTGGTGCGCCAGGGGATCTGCAAGACGTGTTTTCCCAAGCATCGCTCGAAGTGATGGCGACTTTGCAACAGATAAAGGATGCTGGATTTAGCGGCGTTAGCGACGCACAGCTTCGAGAGCTCTCAAGATTCACAGGACTACAGCTAAACGCAGTAGGTCTGTTTGTTGCAAACGCAGGGACCAGCATAGAGGGAAGTGTTTCTGCTGGACTTATGACCATTAGAGATGAGCTCAAGACAGCAGGAATGGTAATGGACCTGGATCAGGACACTGGCAGAACAGTCATGGTCGGAGGACACCCGGAGATGGTTAAGGATGCCCTTGCAAGCCTTAAGGGTCGCGCCGGAGATTCAGCACAGACTGGCTGGATGAATGATCTAGCAGAAGGCTACATACCAAATTCAGTTATCGACGAAAAGAAATATGACCTAAACGGAGACGGAAGGGTAGCAATTGACGAGCTTGCTGAGTCGGCAAAAGGCATGAGTAAGGGTGAATTTGAAATGCTTGAGAAGCAGATTAATAATTCTGCCGCCTCTCTGTTTACTCCACAGCTTCCTGGTGGAGGCGGCATTGATGCAGTTACTCTGATTTCTGCAGCCAGCAACTCGGCTTGGAATACCGCAAGACTTGATTCTGGTGACGTGATGGTCGTAAGGCCGAACGGGATGGTGGAGTATAGCTCAGATCCGTTCCGTGGCGGAGGAGTTTCACAGGCAGTTCCGCAAGCAGTGATGTACAAGGGAAAAGTTGTAACTGCTTACGTTCAGCCGGCAAAAATTTACTCCGATCAGGAGATGGCAGGTCCTTCTCCGTGGCCTGGTCACGGAATGGAGATATTTATTTACAATGGCATAAACATGAAGGAACCAACTGTAAGTATTAGTGGTTCTTTCAAGAACGATGACGGTACTACAAGTAATCAGGTTCGCCAGGTTCCACTCCGCGTTTGGACTGAGTACCTTGAAAAAAACGGAATACCGACTGATCCATTTGGGGAAATTAGCGATGGAGTCTTTGGTATTAGAATATCAGAAGGTGCTGACCCTACGAAGATTACCGGACAATGGGTTCAGGACGCATTCCTCAGGAGCAATACTAATTCAATATGGTCAGTCCCAGAAGCTGCAAACTTGAGCGATCCTATGACATATGGGGTTGGATACCTAACTGACGAGAATACACGAGCAAAACTGTTTAATGATGCTTTCTCTGATACTGACGGAATTCTTAAGAGAGCTGCGGAAATAGCAGCAAACGTTGGAAGGGTAACTCCGGTACGTTCTGACATAGCTGCTGCCGTTGCTGAAAGAATGCCAACGATATATAACGGCATGAACACAAAGCTTCTATATGACACGCTGAAGGAAAGTAAGCCGTTTAACGATCTTCTTACTGTAAAGTTCCCTCAATTTAAGCCGCAGCTTCTTCCAAATATTGATACTACTTCTACCTGGAGTCCTGTTACTCAGGCTGCTCCTGGTGCTGGATCTCCGTATGTCAGGCTGCCAAACCCTGGGTCGTTGGCTCCAGTGCCAGGTGTCCCATCACTTACTCCTGGGATTGCGCCTAAGAAGCCGATCAGTTCAACTACTCCTGGGACATTCCAAGACAGAGCGTTTAGGAATATGCCAAAAAGTAAGCCGATTACTTCTAATACTCAGAACGTGGCAACAAAGACTGGTCTTGGCATAAAGTCAAACACAAGCGCGTCAAAGATAAACACAACAATAAACAAGCCAAAATTTACACAGGCACAGATAAGTCAGTCATTGATTGATTTCCGTGCTGGAGAGAGGGAAGGTTAATGGTTTACGAGTATAACTCAGGCGCCACAGTAGTACCTGCCCCATCTGACCCGAAGGCAAGGGGCACAATTGGTATAGACTTTGGCGGACCTAAGGAGCCAGCGGAAGACCCGAATATGTCAGTTCAGGACCGCATTGCCAAGAACTTTGGCAGTGCGGTCCAAACTGGTGTTGGAGAGTCATTTAAGCTAGCGTCCGATATCCCTGGTGTAAAGCAGGTAGCAGGTGCAATTAACGAGTCGCCAATAGGGGCCGTAGGAGGAGCTCTTCTTGAGGGCTTGTCCATACCTGGAAAGATAGTTGAGCATCTTGGCGCACGAATTCGATTAATGGTTACATCAAAGGACTCTATGCCCGATGACGTCAAGTACATGCTTGACAACGGCAAGGACTTCAATGAAATAGCAAACTACCTAGTTGATACTAGCCGAGGATTCTCTGACGACAAGACTGCAAACCTTGCCTTCCAGATACTTCTTGACCCTCTAAACTTTACACCGTTTATATTTAGCAAGGTAAGACTTCTAAAGCCACTAAGCACTATAGGCGGAGGTCTTCTTGGAGCAAACCTAGGGAGTGTCCTTGGACCTGCCGGAGGTATTGCTGGTGCAATAGGCGGAGCAGTTATTGCCAGGAGAAAGATATCTGGCCTGATCAATGCTGCAGATGAGTTTAAGAGACTTAAGGGAGCAGTTCTCGCAGGTGAAGATATTGGTACTGAAACAAAACTTCTTACAGCTGGAGCTGACAAAGAAGCGGCAATGGAAAGGATCGCCTCACTCAATAGGGAGTTTGGTCTAGACTTTACTGGAAAAGCCAGAGCCGCCAGCACACTATCTGCGGCACTTACAAAGGCAACATCAGAGCTAGCAAGCCTAGAAGAAAAAGTAAAGGTCGGGGAGGTATCTGCAACCGATGCAGGAATGCGACTTGAGGAAGCGCGCATGAATGTTGTTACTGCAGAGAACGCACTTGCTGGCGCAGCACAGCGAGGAGAGCTTGCTGGAAAGCTTGGGATGGGGATATATAATGGAGTAATCGGCGCGAAGAATATGGCAACGGCACCGCTTAAAGCCATAGGCCGCTCAATGGAATTTGCAGGACAGCAAGGCATCCTATATGCGATGGACGGCAAGAGGATGAACAAGATACAAGATGGTATTGCAAAGATTGCAGGAGATGAGGGTCTGTCCGTGTTCCAGGAATCTTTGGGTCATGGAGTATCTAGACTCCTCATATTTGCATCAGAGAAAATTTACAATACTCACATTGATCGTACGGCAGCAGACCTGGCGCGAAAGACTAACGCCGCCATTATTGAAGCCAAGCAATCTCTTTCTGTTCAGAGGAGCATTGGCGGAGCAGCCGAGATAAACCCTAGGACAATTGCAGAAACAATGCTGGACAACGCAAAGGCGAGAAACGCAGACCCAATGCTAGAGTTCGGGACAACTAACGTCGACACTCTTGCAAACCGTGTTGCAATCGCAAGCACTCAGACAGCCGATGGATCTGTAAGCTCCGCTAGGGCGGTTATGGCACTTACCGAAGACATAAGAGCTGCTGAGATAACTGCTGTTGCCCAGCGACTCGGGACAAGGGAAGGCGGGGCTGCAAGGAAGTATGCAGAGATTGCCCAGGGATCAGACACGCTAAGCCCGTCCTTCCGGGCAAGCGAAGCCGTATACGAAAACATCGACACGCAGACTAGGTTCAACATCCAGCACTCAGGCACTGCACAGCAGGCACAGGTAAAATTCCAAGAGTTCTTTAGGCCGTTTGCACTTGACGCTAGGATCTCAGGGGACGACCTTATTGCAAAAGAACGCGAGATGTTTGACGAGATATTTGGCGAATACTACCTTCCTAACGGTGCGGCCAAAAGCCCTGAGAGTGCTGCTCGAGCCGCAAAGGACCTGACGCTTCTTGAGCTAACATCATACGGAAAGACTAACACATCTCTTGCTAAACTTCAGATGGACGTTAACAACAAGATAGCAGAGCTCAACAAGCTTATTGAAACAAAGCAGGCAACCGCAGCCGACATAGAGCTGTATGATGCGCTGAAGGCCACCTTTGATGTTCCTCTAACTCTTGTTACAAAGGGATCTGCAACTAACGGCGGAATCCAGGCGTTCATGAAGGCTAAGAAAGTCTTTGGCAGGTACAAAGAGATCCTAACAAAGATGGGTCACCTAGATCCAAATCACCCAGAGCTGGCAAAAGTACCGTTCACCCCTATATCGAAGCAGCTCATTAGAGAACTTGACGACATCATTAAGGCCGGAACTCAGCTTTCAGAAGAAGATATCAAGGCAATATACAGACTGATCACTCGCCTCTCAGATGAAAGCGTTCAGACTTTTGAGGACGCGAACAGGATATTTGTTGAGGTTGTACGAGATAGGTTTGATGATATACGAAACGCATTCCCAGGGTTTACATCCCCTAGAGCAGAGGGCGTATACGGAGATATAGAGGAAGTGTTCCTTGTGCTACAGGGGATGCTAGACGAGGGTGTTCACATGACACCGCTAACGGCTGCGTCTTCATCTAAGGTTCGAGACCTTCTAGGGTTTGCTCTTGGGGACGCCGGACTCCAGAAGTACGATGCCATCCTGTCTGGTGGGTACCAGCTTGCGCGGGCACCTAAGACAAACATACTCAGCAGGGTAAAGCGATACGTAGATCCTAAGACCAAGGAAGTATACTACTCACGCCACATCATGCCGTTTGTTGACATGACATCTCCATACATAGACAACCTTGTTCCTCGAATAGATCGGTATACGGCCAACTGGTTCCAGCATACATATGCAAACTGGTTTAATCCAATTTCTCAGAACCGCGTTACATCCAGCGTGTTTAACAGGATGGCGTCATACCTACAGAAGGCCGGGGCGAGCGATGACGAAATTCAGCGTGCCATGGACGAGCTTCTCCAGAGATCTCTTGACCTCAAGCGTAATGCTCGTGGTCTTGGTTCTAATGAGATAGAGCAGTCATTTAAGCGTGCGTTTGACGCTACGTCACCAGGTCGGTACGACGCGTTTAAGACTGCATGGCGCCGCCTTCACGAGCGACCAGGATATGTACGCGACCTTGAGTTCAGCGCTGAGAAGGCTGTCATGTACGCGTTTCGAGGAGATAAGAACCTTGTTGGGCGAACACAGTACTTTACAGGTGGAGTAAAAGTTGCTGTTCCTGGAATTGCGCAACTTACAGACAGGTTCTGGCCAGCAGTAAAGTATACAGCAAACCCATTCTTTTATACACAGGAACTTATTGAGTCACCTACTCTCAATGCCCTAAACGGTGTAAATAGTAGGGTTCTTGAGTCTGTTCTAGAAGACGGCAGGAAGGTAAGCATTGGCTCTGCCGAAGTAAACCAGCTTGCCGGAATGGGGCCAGAAACAAAGGTTCTAGTTGACCACGTGAGCTACACAGCCATCTTCCGTGAGCGTGCAATGAAGTCTGCAATAGGGGTTGACGAGACTAGGCTTGGTAGACTGAGCGAATGGATGTCCGGTGACAAGTGGGAGTGGCTTAGCGATGTAAAAAAGGGGAATAGAGACGCAATGGTTTCTGAGTTCACAGCAAGGAGATTCACTGAAGAACTGTCCAAGCAGGACCCACTTGCGTACTCAATGCTAGTAGATCATTACAAGACCACTAACAGTCGATCACTTATGATCATGTTCCTGCACGACAGGAAGATGCAGACTAAGATACGAGGTGCGGCAGAGTCAGCAATGCAGGTAAGGCCAGTTGGATTTGGCTATTCAACCATCCCGGATCAAGGTAACGTTGCGCTTTGGCAGACAGAGTCAAAGTTGAGGCTTGAGTCCGGCATACCAAAGATGTTTGACAACGACAGAACCATTGAAAGCGCTCAACTAATCTCAGACCGGATAGACGAAGCCATCTCAAACCTTATGTTTGAGGGGTACGACATATCCAGGTTTAGGCCAGCTCTTGAAAACCTACGGGCTAAGGCATTTGCAGTAGGGCGTAGGAACTTGCGTGCACCTGTTCAAAGACTAGACGAAGCTGGGAATGTCATACCTGAGGCAAACGTATCAGTAAGCGCAAGGTTTGCCACAGAGAAAACATACATCGACACACCTGTTGTAAACGAGTCAGGAGAAGTTATTGAGCTTAGAAGGGAAACTGTTCTTGACCCGATTAGCGAACTTGAAGAAGCCATTGCGTCGGTTAAGGCAGAGTTTGAGCTGGTTCGAATAGACAAAGCAAAGATAAATCTTCGCAAGTCAATACTCGACGAGATGTTCTACAGAATATCAGACTCAATGCCAGGATTCGAAGAGTCACGCCTTGCAGAGGCAATGGCTCTTGGACACACATATGGAGAGCATCTGACCGTACTTTCAAAGTTGCTTGACGATATGATAGCTACTCGACTAGTACAAGCCGGGGAAGTTATTAACACAAGCGGCAACATCCCACTTCTACCAAAGTCAATTGGCAGCCCTGAGGCAATTGCAGACATGGTAACCCAGGCCATAAATGGATCTAGCGGTCCTTCCGTAATCCGTGCTCTTAAGAACGCCAACTACCAGCTCCTTACTCGCCACTCTGGCGAGGAGAAGATATTCCGCGCATTCCAGTATGTGCATAACAAGGCACTCGAGGATGCTAATAAGATCCACTACTTTAACCCAGATCGAAGCCAGTTCGAAAGAACAATAAACCACCCTGTTCTAGGCATATATCCTTACTCCTACATGTTCCACAAGATATTGCCGGAGATGGTTAAGTTCCTATTCCATAAGCCATTCGGTGTGTTTGCACCTGGTGCCGGATACGCTGCATACGCAGACGTTAGGAAGTATATTTCGAACGAGATCGAAGAGAACTGGGATCTCCAGGACAGACTGAAGGCAATGCCGAACACCATCAGCCTAGTCACGCAGCTGTTCCCAGGCCTACCAAATGACGTGACTGCAAGCGTAAGCAAGTACATAAGGACTCCTGTGCAAAACATACTAACAGAGTCTGAGTACGGCGCCCAGAACCTAGGGCGCGATATTATCGGTTCAGTGAGTAAGACCGGAGTGTTCGGTTTCGGGCAGCAAGCTCTTACTGCACTGGAGGAATTACAGAATGCACTTGGCACGAAGAGGCCAGGGCTTCAAAGCGAAGGTGTATACGCAGCAGCGGAATACCTCGCTGATAGAAAATAGGGAGGACACGTGGAAGAAGTCGTGAATCAACCCGTTACAGAGTCGCAGGAAACTGTCACTCAGGACGAAAACGATATCACCACTTGGAAGAAGCGTCTAGCTGGCAAAGACCAAGCTCTGACATCTACCAAGAAGCAGTTGGATGAGCTTAAGTCTGAGTACGAAAAGGTGCAAGCCTGGAAGTTGCAGATGGAAGAGGCCAGCCTAACTGAGTTCGAACGCGCTCAACGAAAGATTGAGACGTTGGAAAAGGAACTACGGGCTACTCGAGAAGCAGAGTCTAAGGCTCGGCTTGCAAAGGAGTATCCATCGTACGTTCAGTGGCAAGAGAAGGTTGCGGAGCTCACCGATGAGGATCGAGCACGCGAGTTCGAGGCGCTGATCAAGACCGGTGGTAAGCCTCTAGATGAGTCAGTAGATCCAAATAAGCCTGCCAAGTCTTCACCGACTGCGGCAGGAAAGAGAAGTGCCACAGAGATTGTTAAGGACATCGCTGCCCTTGGCAATCCATGGGGCGAGTAAAGAAGGAGTAAACTAATGGCTACGCAGACGCGTGCGCTGCTCGATTCGAACAGCTCAAACGCTTATTCTGCGCTCATTACGGAGCTCGTAGCTCAGCAGGCTCAAGAGAACCTGCGCAACCGACTGGTTCACGCAATGCCGGGTAACTACACGGCAGGACGTTTCCAGAAGGGAAGCAACGAGATTCGCTATGCGCGCTACCCAGACCTCACGCCGCTTGGCGTGGCGGACACCCTTACCGAGGCTGGCGCCCCGGCTGAGTATGACCTCACGGTCACGACTGAGTCCTTCGTGCCTAAGCAGTACGGTAAGGTTCTCAAGATTTCAGACCTTGCGCAACTCGACAGTCCGCATGACCTGATCTCGATTGCCTCCGAGCGTCTTGCTCGTGTGGCGACTGAGTCGATGGACAACATCATCCGTGATGTCATCAACCAGGGCACCAACCGGATTTTTGCTGGAGACTCTGCCTCTCGCGGAGATCTTGGGGCCGGTAACGACTCCGACAAGCTGACTGGTCTTGCGATCAAGAAGGCTGTTGGGAAGCTCAAGGCAGCAAACGTTCCTACGTTCGCTGACGGCTTCTATCGCGCAATCATCCATCCGGGGGTCGAGTTCGACCTCTTGACGGATACCAGCGCGAACGGCTTCCTCGAGGCAACGAAGTACACCAAGTCGCTCGACCTCCTCAACGGAGAGATCGGCGCGTACGCTGGTGTTCGCTTCCTCGTTTCCCCGAACGCAAAGGTCTTCACCGGAGCAGGC